AGGTGCTTCTGCCCTGAAGTTGTTAACAGAATCAATGATGTTGGCCGGTCTGTTCGGATCAGTGTCCGAATTCTCAGTCAACTTAGTGATCCATGTGTTAATCGAGTCTTGTGTAAGATCCTGCAGTGGAAGTACGGGTATCTCAACATCACACTCATTGGCAAGGTTCGAAGACCTGTCAATGTAAGGCAGAACCGCTGACCACATGTTAAGTGGCAGGTTCTCAGCAAGACCAGTCTCAGAATTATATCCGGACTGAACTTCATCGAGCCACATACCCATGATGACATTGTGACGCCGTGGGTAGAGGTCGACAGCCTTAAGTGCATTGATTATCGACTTCTGATACTGCTTCTTACTTACTATACGTCCATCAGATCCGCCACTTAATGCGGCAGGCTGTGTAACACTACCAGGAAGAACCTTTCCGGATGCTGCAGGAAGTTCCGGTTCGTACTGAAGTTTCACATATACCGTTCCACCTGCACTCGGCAAGTTACTTGCGTTGTTAAAGGTGATAACTGGGCGATGGAATGATTCGATAGTAATTTCGCTTGCATCTATGTATACCTTGGTATCGTAATAGATCACCATGTCTGCCGGCTGATTAGCACCGAAGATAATCTGATCTCCATAGATGAAGTAACTCCTGTCAGATCCAGTAAGCAGTTCGGATCTGCGTTTCGCTTCAGCATATGATACTCTGTATCGGTAATTCGCATAGAAACGATCACCTACCTGCAGAGCAGCAATTATACGAACAGTTCCTGCCGTGGTATTGACTGTGTAGTCTGTACCCATGGTCAGTTTCGTCTTGGAAGACGACCCAGATCTAAGGATATAGAGTTCAAAGTCCCACCCATCAGAACTGTTGCCGCTGATAGTATAGGAGTTGTCCCAACCAGTTACTGTCTGACAGTAAAGATTGGCATCATAGTTTGTCCGTCCTACGAGATCAGGTGTAACTGTAACCACTACTTCCTGATTGGACAGACGGATGAAACGGTCGATAGTAGGTACGCCAGGATTCATATCCTTCTCAGGGGCTACATCAAGTTCTGTAACCATGCTTCCTGCGTCTACTTCTCCCGAAACGGTCCTTTGCTCATACGCTTCTGGTACCGCAACGAGTTTATCTCCCCATGAAGTGTTGACCGCCGGGGGTGTTGGCTCAAGTTCATACGTTCTCTGTACCACACCACTTACGGAAAGGATGGTGACAGGAACTGTAGTTTCAAGAGCATCGAACCCAGCTACAATCTTCTCGTTGAGATTCGCATTGGAGTTAATCAGCGTACAGAGTTCGGAAACTCTGGTGACAACACCAGCCGCATTGGATTGAGGTGACAGGTTGTAACCTGCTACAGTACCATCAGGAAGTTCTATCTGCATGTAGATAGGAAGTCCAGTAGTACTGTCTTCAGTGACCTCGACCTTCGTATTGTTCATCTCGGCACCCTCTTCGAGGGCTTGAATGAACATAGAGTACTCAGGCTTACTGTTCTCAAGCGTGTAACTCAGTTCGCCAGAGAGATACGCCACGTTCTCATAAAGGTCAATCCTTGCTGCGTCAGTGGTACCAACCCTAATAAGGCTGACATCCGGTTCTCCTTTACAGGATTGTACATACTCGTAATAGCCTCGTACCAGACTGGTATCAAAGCTAGAGTCGATAGGCACATCTCCGAAGATCTGTGATACCGTATCGGCAGTTACTCTTGTTGGAGTATGTTTGGGACCGGACTTAGCTGTCCCGAAGATGAATGTACTCTGCCGGGATACATTCCCCACGGGAGGGTTCGTCTGCTGATCGATAATGGTTGAGCGGACACCGTTGAATTCTTCAAGGCTCATATTCTTACCTCCCAGAGAGATTCAATTCCAAGAGTTTTACTCCTCTTTCGTCTCGACATCAATATGGATGTCGCTGATTGGTGTAATCGGTCCAGCAAATTGAAACTCTTGTGTGCGAAACCAGAAACGGGTACTCCTGTAATGCACTCCTGCTTCCTCCAGTTTCACGATCGGCTCAGGCCTCCTTCCCTCGGGAACCATCTTATTAAGACCGGCTTCCAGGAACTTACCTTCGTTCATATCCATGAACTGTTCGAATCCGACACACAAGGCCTCTGCTTCTGCCCCTGACCGATGTACACATGTAAACTCTACTCGTGATTCCCAGAACCTGTATCTAACCCGGTAGATGTTCCCATCAGGTCCCCTGAAATCTCCGCATTTGCGGAACTTCCATTGCTTACTGGTGCTTCCAAAGGGGGTCTTTGCCATACTGGCAGGTTCCCTCCTGACTATCCTGTACGCAATGACAGGTGGTACCTTTTGATGAGGTGAGTCCTGAGTCACGTTAGAATCCTCATGCAACGAGTATATAATATCAGGGAAGGCAGGTGAATACAGGATGTTTTCTCCAGCGTACCCTATTGTGGGTAGCCAATCCTCAAGAACCATGCCTACATAGATCAGAAGATCAAATATGCTGGTATTCCCTGGGAGTCTCATATGATCCATCGCATCACTGGTCCATATGTGGGTATCATATGCCTCTAGTTGACGCCGATACTCGAGATACCGGTCGAGATCGAACTGAGGGTTATATGGTATATATGCGTGTGTAACTGCCACTAGCTTACCCCTGTCTGTTTCTGGGCGAAAAGGTAGAAGACTTCAGCTCTACCGTAATCTCCATGTTCTCGTACGACAGCCAATACATCGTACATCGCAGTTGCATGAACTGGTGCTATTGGCTTATCTTTCTGTCCGTATTCCTGGATATCATACACCCTGTCTCCGATGAGGGGCTCTCTGGGAAGTTCTTCTTTGAGTACTTCTATTGCGAAGACCCATGTATTCGGGTCGTCGAGGCCTATCTCATTGAGGAGCGGAGCTACTCCTACAACTGGTGGGGTAGATGAAGCGGATCCAGATTTGCTTACTATGGTTCCTGGTTTGGCTATCGCTCGTACCAGAAGATCATCGTATCTCCATTTAGATCCGCCAATAGCTTCTTTCCTTGCTTCATTCCAGTACTGTGAATACTGCCCCCGTCTGAATACTCTGAGAACAATCCACTTACCCTGTGCAATAGTACGACTATCACCACGGGTAAGGCCCTTTATATGCTGACGCATGTCTATCCATTGTGGCATTATCTATATATCCCGTACCGTTTGCTTTGTTCACCACGAAGATCGCTGAGTGCTTTGCCTGATTTCACGCCTATAAATGCACCACCGGCGCCGCCCATTTCAGCATCCTCTGGAATCGATTCCCTGATACACTTCTCAAGTTCATTGATAATATTGTCCCAGTCTCTGGTCTCATAGTCGACCTTGACGGCAAGAAGTGTTCGTGATCTGATTCCGCCTATCATCAGGAGCCCACGGATAAACAGATCCCTGAGTACCATGCATATAGTGAGCCTGTTCACCTGCACGAGGTTATCTGCAGTCATAGTGGCCCCATAGACATCTCTAACCCATAGAGATGCCTCAAGGATCAGTTTCCATATATCATAGTTGCTTATGCCAGAATCAAGCTCAGCATCCCATCCCGTAAGACGGCTGTTTATCTGATCAGGAGAAGCATACACTGGACTGAGGGGTCCCATGAATCTGATCTCATGTTCTCTCTGATCGAATCCTTCTCTCTCTTCGCCCCTGACCATGCCACGGGACATGCTGAATATATACTCTCGGTTCGTGTTAGAAGAATATGTGGCTGAGTCAAATATGACCTGTCGTCCTGATACAATGACGCCACTCATATTCACTCTACGATTCCCAAAGGGATCCATATCGACGGGTAAATCTGTCCATCTGCCATTCAGGGCATTCTGTGGAATTGTGATATCGTCATCGACTGTATCATTGTAGAGAAGTATAATCCTGCTAAAAGTGTCCACACCCACACTCTTGTTAGCAGGAATACTGCCTACCAGTGAAATTGGTGCGTCTTGTCCCGAACTGGCAAACAGATTGGTTGAAGGCTCATTAGCGTCATCCTGACTATCTCCGTCCATGAACAGGTCTACTTCAGGAACGATCTCCGGCGGCCCGCTGGTAGGTGCCACAGTTTCAGCTGTTTGAAAGGAAAAGATCTCGTTCGCTGGCAGAGTGTCCGAGTCAGTGGACTGCAGACCGTTCGTACCTCCCACCACTATAACCATATAGTAGGAGAGGGGTTCGAAGTTGGCTGTAGGGTTGATCTCGACAACATTACCGCTCTTGGTCACGGTTACATCAAGGAACTCGAAGTACTCACTCTTTGTCACGTTGGTGCGATAAATCTTAAAGAAGTTGGAGTCGAGATACGATGCTTCAATTTCCTTGCTGAACTCAACGAAGATGTCTCGGTCAATGTAGTGACCAGTCACTCCATCGGCCGGTGTGGTACTGACAATACTAATTGCCATTGGTTTACCTCATATCAGCTATCTTCTTGGTAAGGAGAGAAACTCTGTCCTTGCGGTTCTTCTCTTCCTTCTCAATCTCAAGCGCTGTCTCTAATACATTAAATGAATACGTGCGTTTGACAGCCTCAGGGAATTCTGGATCCTTATGGTCAAGAAGTCGTCGTGCCCTGGGTGCATATTCTGAAGTAAGCCATTTGGTATTGACAGGAGTACCCTTGTCTTCCTTGTCTACAACCATGACTCGTCCAGTTCTTATCCCATTAAGTACGAACATTACTTCTGTCTCTGTAAGTTTCCTCCCTTCTACTTTGGCAGTGATCTTTCCCTGGAATGCATTAAGCTCTACTTTCCCGGAATCAAGCTTCCAGAATACTTCCCCAGGCCCTAAACGGACGATACATCCGGATACAATAAGGTCTGGAGTCACTTCATCTGCCGGAATACTTGGTTTCACTACCTTTGTACCTTCTGATTTACTCATAAACAGTTCCTCCTAAGCGATTCATGAATCTTTCACATTCTATCATAATGGGGGAAAAGAATACCACGTAGATAGAACAAGGGCCCGGCCATTACTGACCGAGCCCTCGAGAAGTTACTTACTGTCTACCTTACACTCTGTTTACAGTAGTATCAATAGGACTGAGAGATACGCTGTTCACATTGTCGAATGCGTAGGTACGATCAATCACCACATTCCTGGCGACTGCGACCGCTCTGCCTTGCTCTTGAAGAGCCATGCCGTAGCGCTCACGAATCTTAATGTAGTTGATTTCACGTTCAATATCTGACCACTGTTCCATAGTAGGATTCTCTTTCTGGAGGATCAGGCCGCCCTTACGGGAGTCTGCAAAGATGATGTTCGATGCAAACTTGCCATCAGATGCTCCACCGGAGATCTTGTAATATGGTACAAGCGGAGATACGAGGATCTTAAAGGGACGATCTACGTGCTTAGGTGTTGTGTAGTATGTTGCTCCGAATGGAGTCAGATTGGGCCATGCATAAGGTGCAACACCCAGCTTCTGATATATCGGATCAACAGTATTCCAGTTACCACCACTGACTGAGCCAGGAGCGATAGAAGGAGTACCCGAACCACCAAACTTACCCCAAGGCTGGCCAAGAGAACCCCAAGGCATGGGATCCCAACCAGAATTGGCGCTTCCGCTTGGCACGTACTGAACGCCATTCCCCATAACCACTTCACGGATCTCTGTATCTCTTGCCCAGAGTGCCCATGCGAATGGGTGAATGAGGATAGTGTCTATCATGTATCCACGCATCTCCATCCATGCGAGAATGTTCATGATATCGTCGATACCGAGAGCACCGTTGGGAAGCCCATCGATGCCACGACCTGTGCAGGAACCGAGTTCAGTGTTAGATGCATCGGCATTATCCATGAGAGTGTAACCACACTGCTCGTTAAGGATCTTTGTACACAGGGTTTCTTTCTTGTTAAGGAGTTCATCTGCGAGTGACCTGACAGTGTAAGCAAATATTCCCCAGTTATCAGACTCAAGAAGTTCTCGAGTTCCAGCGACCTTGGCACCATATTTCTTGATCTCAAGGTTCAATCTGTAAGCCTGATCACTTACAGCACTGGAAGTCTCTGGATATTCGCTTCCTTCAGGAACTTCTTCTACTTCTACCCCACCAAGAGTACGGATCGTTACATTGATCGCATTCCCAGCATAAGGAATAGTTTCGAAGAGATTCGCTGATATGATCCTCGCAGGAACAATCCTGCTCTTCATGAGGATCTCAGTCGCAGCATAGAACAGTTGAGGGAAGTCTTTAGATGCGAGAACTTCCTTAATCTGCACCTTTTCGCCAGCAAGTTTGCCGGTTTCGAAGGCGGAGAGGATTTCCATAACATCTGCCATATCCCTGTCAGAAGCAGCCTGGACTACTTCCGGGAGAAAGTTTCCGTCACCATCAGTGGCGGAAATGCCTTCCTTCTCGAGTTCATCTGCAGCATTCTTCACCGATTCCATTGGATCGTAGGAATCGAGGTATCGCAGGGAACTTAAACCTGAAGTGTTGAATCTCATTGCGTTACCCCCTTACTTCAGAATACCGAACGCAATGTCAAGCTGTCCCATTTGAACGCTGACATTGGCAGTATTTGTTGCCAGAACTTCGTACATGACTTTCTTCACATTGTCCTTGTTTGCAGCATAGGATGTGCTCTGTACTGCAGACTGAGACAGGATAGATGTGATGAAGTTATACAGCCTGGCTCTGAGACCGCCAGTATCGGTACCCTTCATGCCTGATCCAGGAATCGAGTCGATCAGTTCGTCCAGATTCCATGGCACTCGGCTTCTGGTCTCAATTATCTTGCCGAACTTCTGTGCTTCGCTTACGCCGTCCCACTTAGTGAAACGTCCGTACTCATCAGACATCACGTAGTCGCCAACTTCGATAACACCTGAAAGGGTGGGGAGGTCAGCTTCACTAAACCACGCATACTGATGCTTCGCATTAACAGCTGTACGAACAGCTGAAAGGACAGTTGCCCTTGCGCCTGCACCGAATATACCGATGTAAGGGATAGTGATGACACCACCGAGAGCAATAGCATTACCATTGCTACCCTGACGAGCATCGTAGTTGAGATACCTGAGTCTCATGTCTGAGAAGACTTTGTGGTTAACAATACCGATTGGTACGTTTGCGGCCCTTACATAAGGATCGCTTGAGGCTGCGGCTACTTCACCCGACATAGTCAGGATACCGTAAGTACCACAGTTAGCGGTGTAACTGTCATTAACTGAACTTCCGCCATTGGCAGGAACGATCAGACCAGCTACATCTTTGGGATACATATAGTTGATTGACTTCTCCAATGCTGTACCATCGACCCCGATTGATACGTACTGATACCCGTCTTGACGGATACCGGCACCATCGTGATCAGTTACGTAGGCACGTGCATCGCTGAGAGGAATTACCGATACAATACATCCAGCAGGCATTACCACCGGCCACTCTGCATCCAAGTCGATGTCTACAGAGGGAAGCGTTCTCACCGGGTAGTATACACCTATGGATTCTTTCCCATTGTACCTGTAGAGGTCCTCTATGCTGTCGAGATAGGCCAGCTTCTCAACAGACTTCATTGGCAGCTTATTAGAGAAATCACCACCAGTTGGGTTGTAGAAGAGATCTGTACTCATATCTGTACCTCTACCTTATTGATTTCTTCGGATCGCATTTGCGATCGAGCGGCTTCCCAGCGGAGATCCGCTTTTGCCGTGTGGTGGCATGCGCTTGAAAGTCCTCCCCTTCTTTAGGAGTACTTCTCTCAGGTCTACCGTAGTAGAATCCTGTGCATTACCTTGACTGCTTTCCTCAGCAGATGGGGTCTCTTCATTGTTACCGGCTTCGTCTGATCCTTCAGTTACAGGATCTGTTGTATCAGACTGGTCGGCTGGCTCTGAATCTTCAGAGTCGGTGACCCCTGCTTCCCCAGCACTATCCTCAGGATTCGCATCACCGGGTTCACCATCTGTGTCCTTCCCACCCTGAGCAGGCTCTTCTGGAGCTGGCTCTTCTTTAGGTGCTTCTGGTTCGCCCCCATCGGGCTTCTCAGAGTCTTGGGGTTGGTCATCAGTTGGTTCATCCTGATCAGTTGCAGGATCTGTAGCAGGTTCTCCTGATCCAGCCGGATCCGCATTACCGGTAGTTGAACTACCATCGTCATCGTTTGTTGGCTCTTCCGAGCCTTCCGAGGACATAAGATTGTCGAGATTGAGCCCTTCTACAGGAGACTCGTTCTCGTTCATCCTGTTCCTGAGTGCAGTAGCTAAGGAAACAATGATTTCGTCCTTCTTCTTGAGCTTTGCCTCATACGCATTAATCAGTTCAGCTACTGCTTCATCTGATACAGACGTATGGTCGTTGCCTTCCGAGGACTGAGTTGCATTGTTACTCATAGCTTTACCACCTTCTGAGTGAACTTCTGCGGAAGGATATATGGGTTTACCGATGGAATCATAGATCTGGATATATCCAGCGGACGGTTCCTGATCTACAACATGATACTTATCATCGGCTCCTTCGCCTTCCATGACATCCATTCTGCGTACTGCAGCGTGAATATCACTTGGATTATACACCACTGAGTATTCTCTAAACAACGGGTTGTACACTTCGGCCATACAAATGCCTTCATCATACTCCTTTCCAGGAGAATGTTCGCACTCTTCGTCGTATAGTGAGTTTCCACAGATTGAACATCTGTAATCTTTATCCGAAACTCTTGCTCCAAGAGATACAGTCAGTAGTCTCCTGGATCTGAGAGCATCGATAGCTCTTTGCCCACCAATCTCTGCGTCACTTGGTACAAAAGTAACTACTTTACCATACCCGGATGCAGGACCTGTGAGTGTTTCAACATGTCTTCGCATGTATTTAGCGAAGATGTTTGAGCCAACTGAGAGCAGATTAGGATTCCCATCACTGAACATCCCACCACCACCCATCTCATGATGCATGAGAAAGGGGGTGACATGGGGCCTGTAGAAACTCATAATAGAGTTATCCATGCCCTTTTCCATGTACTTACGGTGATTGGAATTCTTCAGTCCCGTATGAAACACTTCAGAGACAACTGCAGCACCTGTGCCAAAGTTGTGTCTCTGTATAATGTCTGTTGCGATCTTGATGAGTTCATCATCTTCACGCTTTGCATACTTAGGAACATCGGCTCCCGTATCAAGGCCGTAGTTGACTATACTTAATCGCATACTTTTACCTCTTAACAGTGACTATTGTACACTCATTCGTGCTCACCATACAACGGGTTTGCCTTAGACAACCCTTTGCAGCAGCAGAATAAGTGCAGAATCGAGGTCTTCATCGTGTAAATACCCCAATATAGAAGCCACCTTAGTCTTACTCATGCGCAGTTTCTCACATGCAGTCACGAATGAAGACACTACTTCTTCATAACACAATGCATTCTCATCGAACATTGAAACCGATTCCATGAGTATATCCATTGCCTCGAAGTCTTTCTTCTTGGCACCCGGTCCACTCTTGAAACAGTTCAGACTTCGTGCCTTGCGATAGAGGCACGCTCTTATCTTAGCCTTACTACCTGGGCCCTTATAACGACCGAGCAACGATAGTCCTGCCTTTACGTGTTTGCAATCATGGGCCGGGAAAGATCTTTCGGGGCCACAGAATGACTTTGAAGAGAGTTTCTTCCTTTGCTTAGTAGTTAACTTAGCATCATTCGTGCTCATTCGTACCCCCTAATTCTTCCTCGATCCTGGTCCTGCCTTTGTACCGTGCTGGTTGGCAGGTTGATTCTGTGACTTAGTCTTCCTGGAAGTACTTGAAGCACTATCTGCAGCACCTTCAGCATCCGATACACCAGCTTCCTTGAGAGGAATCTGTACCATATTGACAAAGAGTTCGTCTTCATCGGAGTCTGTAAGCGGAGGCATCTTGAGTATTCTGCGGGCTTCATGGTGTGTAATGAGATTGCCTTGCCACAGATTGATTACGTCATTGTGACGTGCAATCTGTTTCTCCAGCCTCATTTCGTTGAACTCAAGGCGGATCTTCAGCTCTCCATAGCTATCAAACAGATCTGTCTCTTGAAGAGGCGTATCTGCTTTCACAAGGAGATCAGGAATAAGATTGTAATTGATAGGATTACAGATAGCTGTTGCGAGATATGTACAGTGATCAGCCAGAGCATCATCGATACTCTCTGCTGTATTCCTGTTGGCAGTATCTCCCTCACCGACAGATATGGGGGAACTTCCTGATCCTATGAGCACTCTGTACTTGAAGTGTTCAAGGTAGGGAATCAGATTGGTAACACCTTTCTGAAGATTAACTACATCGATATTGGTACGATGGTCAGTAGTAATCATCCCATTAGGAGCCATATCTACCAGCTGAGCATTCACTCCCCGTACCTCATCCGGGCTGGCTGGAAGCTCGTCAGTGCCAACTCGTGCGTGGAGTAGGGGTGATCCAAACTGAAAGGCAAGAAGCTCTACAGTTTCTTCTATAGAACGTAGCGTAAGAATGTCATCAAGCATCTGAAAGCAGGGAGGCTCCGGGAAGAAATCATCGCCTGGATCTGACATGTAAGCGATCATGAGATCCTCGACAGGGATTCCGTGGAACTGTCTATTTCCAGAGGATTGACGCTGTAAAGCCTGTGCTACAAAGCTTGCCGTACCGTCCTGTATTCCTATCAAACGGCCTTTGTCGTTCACGTAAAACATTACACGATGTGGCATGATGATACGCAGCCGGGTTATGCGTTTCTTCCTTTTGTCATCAATAGCCATATCGTCCTGCACTCGTTCACGTACTTTGTGAACAATGAGGATGCCATACTTGAGAAGACTAAGTGCTGCTGAGTAAATGAACTGATCGAGCGGCATACCGCTATCCATTTGGATCCGGGCACACTCGGTCTTTACCATACCCAACAGCTCTATATCATCAGATGAGAACCCATACCCGTTACGAAGCATGGTTTCTACCTGGCGAATGAGCGAACGTGAGAAGTATGATTCTTTGTTCCAGAAGGCATCAAGGCGGTCATATTGATAAGGTGATCTTACCATTGTCATGTTCATATAAGTCTTACGGGTTGCTTTCCGTCTTTCCCTCATATAACGTGACAGTTTACGACCACGAGGCCTGTCATTTGCAAAGAGTTCATTCTTCATTACCACGGGAGCAAACTCTTCTGAGGAGAATCCCTCATCGAATACACGATCCATAACAGCAGGTACAGTTTCCTGCACCGCTCCATCATATAGATTGCTCACGAGGCGCTGTGTGCGTCTCTGACGTATATTATCCAATACTCTCATCTGTTGTTCCTTCGCCCCTTAGTATATCAAAGATGTACCGCATAGACTCCTGGATTTCACTAACACTGGTTCCAGTCATCTCTTCCATGAGAGTTACGAACTGTCCCATGTTGATAATCTCCCCAGTCTCGGGATCTACGAAGGCCTCTACGGATAAACTTGGGGCGTTTATAGCATTATTCACGATCTCCATCGCAGCACTGCCGAACTCGCCAAACTGCTGGGCAATGCTTCCCTGCATATTGTCTATTTCAGCCTGTTCCTCTGGGGAGAATGTGTTTGATTCTGCCAGCAATGGTTCACTGTACTCATCAAACCTTCTGAGATTCTCTGGACTTCCGGCAAGATTCACGAGGTTCTGTACACTAGTGTACTCGTTCCTGACCTCCTGCTGTACGATCTGATTGACAAGATCTTCAGGATCGTAACAGTCTCTCAGATTGAGAAGAAGATCGATGATACCACCAAGTAGTTTGGAGAGTGCTTCAAGTGACTTAAGTCTCATCCTTGAAAGCATGATATCGTTGAGGAGCACCACGTCTGGAAGCGTGAAGTCCAGAACACTCATAATCTGATTAATGATGCCCCATTTGAGATTACCCAGCAGACACAGGAGAAACTTCAGGAACTTATCAAACCCGAAACATTCATTGTTGATCATGTGTCTGATCTCAGGTATTGATTGTAAACCTGCGAGAATCTGGTCCAGAGGACCGAACAGGATGTCCAGGAACTCTGAAAGCCCGTTGGCGATTGTTACCTTGATCATCTCCCACATTTCACCCAGTGGAAGCGTAAGACCTGCCAGGAAGATCTGCCTCTGCATCTTTCTAATGAAGATATCAACGATCTGTTTGAGTACCTGAAGAAGCTTGATAAACTGCTGGAGATCTTCGTTCGCCCTGAGTTCACGAGCCCATGTGACATGTAGTTCGTTGCGTACGGCATCTCCATCTGTCTGATCAGGACACCAATGTCCTTTCAATATGAGAGAACGCCACACTGATGCTATCGCTACTATAAGATAGATGAAACAGCATAACTGCTTTGAGGATCCCCATTTGGCAAGGTTTGCTACTATAGATACTGTTCTATCAGCAAATCCTATTATCTCTGCGAGTACATTATCGATCTGTTCGAGGAACTTGAAATATGAGTTGCCTACAAGAGGATTCCCATTATTAGTAGGAAGGAACCTTCCAGCGGCATCATTTACTGCACTGACGAGCCTCTCTTCGGGGCTTCTCTGGTCTTCATCCTGCATTCCAAAGCAGTCCCATGGGGCAGATGGTACACCGGTATATCGGTACTTTCGATTGTTCTTGATCGCACTCGATACTTCCTCAGTCATTACAATCCCTGCGTCAGCTGCTTCAATACTTCTGGACAGGGGCTTGATATTCTCACCACTGCTCCCCATAGTACCGGTGATAGATGGACGTGATTCAAGATACCTGGCTACTTCTTGAGCAGCAACACGTTCAAACTCAGTTGGCTCAATGGAGTCATTATCAGCATTGCTGTAGCTGCAGATTGTACGGACCCCTGCATATTCTGGGTCTAGTTCTCCCCGTATCCACTTATCAAAGCAAGTGCTCTGCAGGAATGCGAATGAGTTCTCCATGTTGGGCCCAAAGAAGATCGGCTCCATAACACAGCAGTTCACCTGCTTGAAGTCCACCTTTCTCCACTGTTCAGTATCACACCCAGGTGGTGCTGTTGATTTCTTTCGGCATCTATATCCAACAATTGCAAGCAGGTCACTCTCTACCTTATTGAGATATCCCGCCACCCAGGTACCAGCCGGCCATTCGAACCCAAAGCTTTTACCAACAGGACTTGGTACTCTGAACTTCCATCCAAGCTTAAGCTTCCCCATGAAGAAGCCACAGGTCCAGCCAACTGTATAATGTACTGCAATGACATGTGCCATCTTCAGTACAATTCCCAGGAGTTTCAGTCCATACAGTACCTGTTTCAGATATGATGCATTCTGCAGTTTATTGGTCACCGCTCCTTTCAGAGCTTCTGAATTCATGTTTCGTGTTGCATCAAGGTATGGTTGTTCCTGTGCCCGTGGCGCATATGCCCCGGCAACCCGGAATATACATCGTGCTACATTAACAGGAAGAGTGTATACAGGGTCAGTCTTGGGAAGAGGTTCTCCCGCTGGATCAGTAAAATGTATATCAGTAATATCTGTGATAAGTCTCAGGACATGCAGTGGCGCATCCCCAACGTAGAGATCAAGGTCTTCTATGGTCTTATCAAGCAGGAATCCCGCCCGCTCCTTGATCTTAAGTGCAATATCCCTGTAGTTGGCAAACCTATCAAGGAATGCACTGAATGGATCCGGTACATCCTCTACTGGAATCTTCAGAAGATCCGAGAGAGATGAACGATATGCCCTGGCTTCGGTAAGCGCATCGGGAATGTTTTCTCGTAATCTCTCTGGTGCCGGTATATCCGGTCTATAGAATAGTTCGTCTCTTTCCGCCATACATTAACCCCGCTGTTCGTCCTCCGCTGGTACTTCTTGCACCAAAGGTACCGGTTGCCACTCTTGGCGCATCAAACCCGGATTGTGCCCTACGTGGTGCTTTGACTACTTCCATCAGGCTCCCGGAACTAAGACTTTCATGGGCTGCATAGTTGTGATTCACTTTACCAGCATGAAGATCATATCCATGTATACAGAACTGGAGCGCTGATAGACTGTGGGTATTCTCCGAATAGTCAAAACCACTTTCTCTGTGGTGTTTCTTCCTCCTGAAGTTTCTCAGTTCCTTGACGAGTCCTTCCCGGTATTGATCTTCCTCTTTGGGAAGAATAAGGTCTTGTTCCAGATACTTCGCCACAAGGCCTACTATCTTTGTCTTGGTGCGGACAGTGACCACACTTCTGCGCCGTGCCCCGGATTCAGGAGAAGTATATTCTATCACCATCTTCTCCTTCTTGACAGAATCTACAATGTTCAGCATCTTGTTGGGATCCCCACCATGGTTGGGAAGCTGCTGTTGCATGAGTTCTATCTGTGTCTCTCCGTATCCCGCATCTACTGATATCATATGGTACTGACACTCATCATAGAGTTCCAGGATACGACCGACCGCTGCTGTTTGAGTATATTCTTCATACGCAATGATTTCATGTCGGGTAAGCCACGGTTTCCCGTACATTACACAGACTTCAACCAAACGCACGCCATGTTGTGGATTGTTCCAGTCCACACCAAGGAACTTGGTACCTCTCTCGTACTCCAGTGTGTTACGCATATCTTCCATGGTAACATACTTGCCGGCAATACGGCTGCGCTGTACTGCCTCGTCTATGATCTCTTTCTTATAGACTGCACCTACTGCTTCAGTCCATTCGGCAAGGACCTCAAGCTTCCAGGTAACTTCATCATGGATAAGATCACGAAGACGTTCTTCTATCTCCTTCCAGTTCTTCTCAAGAGTGGAGGGAAGGTGATATTCTGATCCAAACTTGTTCTTTGGATCTGCACACCTGTCACAGAAGTTCCTGAACCAGGTACCCTCAAGACCACTCGGGGTCGATGATGCCCAGATAGGAATATTTGGATTACCCTTTACAATACCTTCTATAACCGGCCATGCTCGTACCGGGAGGTATTCCGCTTCATCAATATAGATATGGGTAGCTGCCTGGCCCCTGGCTTTATCAGGCTTCTGAGCCATGAAGAAGAATCGTATGACTGAACCAGTACTGACCTTAATCTCGTAATCGTACTCTGGTTCAAGAGAACTCTTCACTCTCTTCTTAGTTCCCATACTGAATGAATTACGAAGATGAGATCCACGCAGGAGATTGGTCATAATCTCTAACATACGGTTCATGTTCTTCTTCTCAGGAACAAACACCAGGATAACCGAGTTTGAAGTAGTCCCGCTGGTATGCATGATATCCACACACATATGGACGGTCTTGCCCTGCTGACGACCGACTCGAGCAGCCCGGTTGAGTGCCGGGTCCCTCAGTATATTCATGAACTGGTCTTTACATGCGAACTTAGTCTTCCCATGATCGGGATCATAGAGATTGGTTTCAGCCCACAAGACCGGGTCAGCTGCTTCCTTGAGCAACTGTAATTCTTCGTCAGTGGCGCCTTCTTTACGTAACAAATCAAAGTGTGCTTCGGTAAACTGCCGCTTAAGCTGTGTTTCCATACAGACTCCTGCTGGTAATCTCGTCCCATATATTGTAGAATATAGACAGGGTAAAAGACCACACAGGAGGCATAATGCGCAATTTCAGTAGATTCATGGGACGTTTTGGCACTACCAGACGCAATCCAAACATCTTTGGTATGGCTGGGAAGCTTAAAGATGCAGCCACAGAGAACATTGCGCTGGCTGGCGGGAAGAGTAAATACTTCAGAAGGCTTGGTACCGTCGCCGGAACCACTGCTCTTGGTATTGCAGGTGGTGGGCTATATACGGCACATCGATTCAGAGAAGGACTTACCCACGGAATGTATCCTGGCAGTGTAATGCCCATGGAATCAGGGAGATTCGGGATTCGTACCAACAATACTCCGGCAGGTCTCAGCGGAGTACGATTTAACTTCAGGAGAAGATAATGCCATTGTTTGCCCCATACCGTGCAGGTGCCAGCCTGGGATATTCTCTGAGTGATCTGGGTAATGTGCGTAATGACCCCTACACAGCACCCACGTACGATGATATCATTCCCGATCCCTCATCGATAGCAATTCTCCCGCTTAAACTAAGTCTCTATGCCAATACAATGCGTTCAGCATGGTATGGTATGGGATATATGGGGTCAATTACTAACCGGTTTCGTCCTGAAACACTGCAAAGGCGATACAGATCCACTACCGTAAACGGCATGATTGGCAATATGCTCCGAACTACCCAGGGCGGTCTCCAGCGATTCGTGACGGGACAGTCCTTCAAGTTTGAAGGCCTTGAAGAGTTCGGAGAGATGATATCTCCTACATTCAAGAAGAAACCCTGGTCTGTTTCTCAGGGAGTATGGAAAGAACTGCAGCCTGGGGAAACCTACAAGGATCCATTTAAGACCCGCATGAACCGCTGGGTTGGAGCACGAAGATCCGCAATGAATCGTCAGGTTGATAAACCCTGGGGTATTATTCATTCAACCGAAGCCGAAACAGCCTACATGCAGGCAGGTGGTAAGTGGAGTGCAGGATTCCTTGATCGATTCTATATATCTCCCTCAAGTGTGGAATCTGGTCTTGCTGATCTTGCTGATAACAATGTAATCAGCCATGATACCTATTACCGTCTCACTGAGAATAATCTCCTCCAGGAAGAGATTGCCGCTGAGATGTATACGGGAAAGAGGAGGATTACCAAGGCCGGTACGGGTAAGCGTGATCGGATACAGAAAGCCATATGGGGCAAATACTCCCCTGACGAGATGGTGCGTGGGGACTATAAACGCTATTATAAATCAATACTCCGTGACCGGGATACCGTATCTCTCTGGGATATTATCAAAGGTGAAGGGCCCAAGAGAGAGCTTGGCAGATGGGGAGAATTGGACAGATTTGTTCAGAGAAGAGCCAGTTTCTTCACGGGCAATAATGCAGTGCGGTTCACCCACAATATGACCGGACCACGTCCTTTCGCAATGAGATTCACGTTCCAGTGGAACAAGGCAGCGTATGGGCGAGTATATGGACAAGCTGCGGAAGCGGCGCTCCGTACCATGCAGGACCAGGGTATCAACGCCGCATCGGCCGCAGTACATGAAGCAGCACATAATATCGCAGCCACGACAGTCCGACGAGTACGCATTGCCAAGATGATACGTGGTGTCGGTATGGCAGCCTATGGTGTTCCCATGATAGTTAATGCAGCACTTGGTGCCTATAAGATGGTGAATGAAGTTGTGGCCAGGGCAGCACCTACAGTACAGATGCTAACAAAGATGGAATTCGGAGGGGGAGAAGTCCTGAACAATGCCAGGACTGCCTCCGAACGACAACGAGCGATGCAGGCAATACAGAATGCCCACATGAATGCCCGCTATCTTATGGGTAATGAAGCAACGATGTACCACTAGTTCTCCCCAACATCATCTGAGTTGAACTTGAACTTGACGAGATCGTCCATATTTACCGTGCGCTTCCGCTCGTCATGTACAGGCACACCATCAGTACGAAACCTTCTACTAAGACTGAACTTCTTCCGGAATCTGGTTACCGTGTATCGATCTAATCCCAGATACATGGCGATCTGTACATCGCCCCATCCGCTCATGAGCAACTGAAGTATGACCTTTCCGTGTTGCTCTTCAGCAGCTGATAACCTATCATCGATAGAGCCTTCCGGCTTGTGCAACAAGTGATTTATTGGTACCTCCGCTATGAATAGTTAGATGAGGACCTTTCCCGAATGAATCTAACATCATCTAAACATTAATATAGTATGCAGTCAAGCACTTTCTGTATATATACCATACAATAAACATTATTGTAAATAGGTACATAGTCCTATACGATATGGGATTAATGGCTCAGAGACATAACACCGGAATGTCACGTAACGATATTCGTTAGGTAGATGGTATTAATTGAGGCGGGAAAGCTCAAACCTGTTACGCATACCGGTCTTACGGAGAATATTACTTATATGGTTCTTCACTGTAGATGGCGATATCTCCAGAACTTCTGCAATCTGATTGTTGGTACATCCTTCAGTGATATATACCAGTATCTCCTTCTCACGAACACTAAGTTTATGGATCTCTCCATATTCTCGTATACCAGTAGGAACCACTGGATGTCTTTGTTCACGTATCCACATGATAAGAGAGAGTACCCCAGCAGTGAGTACAGCTATCGTACATATTACAGTATAGGTCAGACCAATGATAGCGGTATCAATTCTATTCATCGTACTAATATCAATTATAGCAACAATGCCTATGGCTGATACCCCTACGGCTGTACTCTTCAATACTACACCAGGAAGCTGACGGGGTATGTTATTCCAGCATGTGAAGATAATGGTGATAAATATACCGGTAAGTAAGACAAAGAAGACATTTGTTCCGGCAAAGTAGAGTGACGACCATGAGGGAAATATCATACTGTGAATCATATACCATGCCAAAACTATACTAAAGCTCCCGGTATAGAGCGCATAAAGTCTGCTGATCCATCGTACCCACAGTACCATCCGATTAAACATGCGAGATACAGATACTGTCATGCAGCAAATAGTGATGCAATAGAATATACTCGTACCAACATGCATATAGTCAGATGATAAAGTCACCAGGTACAGAGTCTGAGCAACCATTAGAAGAATGTACAGAGCACTCATAATATACCCGCAAGCAAACATGTAAAGGCTCTGTTTATGATGCTTGGATGTTTGTGCCTGTACTATTAGCATAAGAGTCAGTGCAAGTACAGCGCCGCCTATTATGAAACCAACAACCATGTCTAAGTGAGGTATACCATACATAGCTGATCATCCAGTTGTCTATATTCTAATGAAAGTGTACAATATACCAATCATAGCACAGGACTGGAGGAAGTCAATGAAAAGTGATCTTTCTGTGAAGATGTTGTCTTACAACCAGGTAAGAGATATGGCAAGTATTTCTTACATTAATACCAGAGGGAAAGTCAAATCTGTGTATATCCATCGAGATACATTCAGTAAGCTGATGAGTGGTGATCTCGATAAGAAACCTGAAACAGACGGACCCACCATGGACCAGCGTGAGCTGAAAGATGTTCTTATCAAGGAAGTGAAGAAGGACTATGATAAATGGTTTGATCACTCCGCAAACACTTTGGCAAAGGCGGACTGTCATGGAAGAGCAGAACTCCAAGCCTAAGAAGAAGTCTCCTACAAAGGCGAAGACGGAGAAGAGGGTAGTACATAAACGTGCTAACTCTAAGGAGCGAAGACCGTCGAAGTCAAAGGTAAAGGAGATAGAGGAACTGGATCTCCTGACGGATCCTATGACTCTGGAGATTCAATCACAGACTCCTGTAGCTTTCGTAAAGGACCCGGACCAGGAAGTTCCTGTTGAAAGAATACCCGAACATCTCCGTGATGCGATCATTCAGAACTATGGGGAAGAGTTTCTCCGAGAGAAGACCTGGACATTGCGTATACTGAAGAAGCTGAACATGGCGATAGGGAACCCCCGAGAGAATGTCAATAATACATTGGCACAGATATGCGGTCCCAATTGCCAGTATAAAGACACATGCCCTCATGATATTGTCGGCAGGGCGCCCGTAGGAGAACGATGTCCCCAGGAGCGGGGCCTTATCAAGCTTCTCTACCATGAATACATGGTTGCTGTATCTGACCGGCTGCATAGTGATGTTGAAGAACTCAAACATGATATAATATCACATAACCTTGTGATGGGTCTTGTTGAGGCAGACATTACATCGATGCGCCTTGATGGCTCAATTGCGAAAGACGGATTCATCTCAGAGGTACCCACAGTGGTCAACGAGGATACTGGAGAAGTCCATTACCGTGAGGAAGAAGCAGTAGCAGTACGGATCAAGGAACGGGTATATAAACGACGTGACCAGATATACCGACAGCTGCTGGCTACTCCTGAGATGGCAGAGAAGTACAAGAAGAGAGATACTCAGGATGCGCTGGCCAAGACAGCCAATCTTGTGGAACGGCTTGAGGGTTTAGTAGGAAAGGTGGAACAGCGACAGATTACAGACGCTGAGGTGGTGGATGAAGTCCCTGAAGGACATTCTAAGACCGGCGAACACTGATAAAGAGAACCTAAACCGATGGCTTAGGTATGATCGCTA